AGACGATGGGGCAGGCTTTGCGAAAATCAGACCTAGAAGGGTCCAGCGCTGAGGGTTCCGCAATCCTGACGCTAGACCGCATTGCGGAACCTATTGCGGAACCATTGCGGAACCTCGAAAAGTGGCTGACCGCCGATGCTCTGGCTGATCTGGCTGGTGTCTCAGATCGGATGGCTCGCAAGGCTATGATGGCGCGCCGCTGGCGCGGTGCCGATCTCCTGGTCCAAGAGGTCCAGATCGGGCGTGGTGGTGCTGGTGGCAAGGCGCTCCAGGTGCATGTTGATAGCTTGCCCGCCGATCTGCGCGAGAGCTGGTATATCAGCCACGGCATCACGCTCCATGAAAAGCCTGACACCGAGACCGGCAAGACGGTCCTGGTGCCAGAGCAAACCTATCAGAATGATGCGCGCTTTGAGGCCGATCTGGCCTTGGCGCGGTGGCGGCAAGAGGTGATCCGGCCCATCCTGATCCTTGAGAAAGGCTCGCCCGCGCGCGCTGAGCTGATCGAGGAGCTGGCCCAGACCCCGCGCCTATTCCCAAACGGCAACCGCAAAAAGGTGGCCAAGTCTGCACTATATAACTGGGTGCGCGATTTCGAGGCCGAGGGCTTGAATGGCCTGATCCGAAAGCGCCGCGCCGATAGCGGTGCCAAGCGCCAAAAGGTCACCCGTGCCTGGGATGCGTTCTTTGAGGCGCACATCGATGCGGCCAAGCATGCCGAGATCAGCGATGAGCTGACCACCTATATCCGATCCCTTTGGGCGGCGGGTGAGCGCGGTTGGCGCTCGGTCACTGAGAAATCCACCACCCGCCTGATTGAGATGAGCCGAGGCCTTAACGTGCTGGCCTTTGATGCGCTGGAGCTGGGCCGGTGTGGCGACACCAACGCCAAGGGCACCCAGTTCGGCCTTTGCAACGTGAACCGCCGCCAGGTGGAGCATCACCGCGAATATGCGCTCCTCGCGATCAAGGACAAAGACAACGCGGTATTCCAGGACAACTATATGCCCTCGATCCGGCGTGACTATTCCAGCCTCTTGCCGCGCCAGATTGTCGTGGGTGACGTTCACCCAGTGGACATCATGATGCGCCGCGAGGATGGCACGGTGGTCTATCCCAAGGCGATTGCCTGGTATGATGTGGCTACCAATGAAATCCATATGACGTTTGTGCTTTGCGAGCCTGGTGAGGGCATCCGGCGCGAGCATGTGGCCCAGAGCTTTGAGGCGATGGTCGATGAGTGGGGCCTCCCAGAGATGCTCTATCTCGACAACGGGTCAGAGTATTCCTGGGATGCCATGATCGGCGGTTTCACCCAGCTTTCAAAGCTCACCCAGGGCGGGCTCAAAGTCTTTGATCTCGACGGTGATCCTAATGTCGCCAAGCGCGTTGCCAATGGCCGCGAGGCGGTTGTGCGCTCGATGCCATACAACGCGAAAGGCAAGCCAGGCATCGAGGGTGCCTTTGGCAACATCGAGCAAGTCTTTTTCGCCACAATCCCTGGCTGGACCGCTGGCGACCGCATGAACAAAAAGACCCACGCCAAGGGCCAGGACCCAGTGGCCTTTGATGGGGATGCGCATGCATTCCTTGAGACCGCTGGCACCGCTCTGGAGTGGTATCACAAGCGCCCTCAGCACGGGCGGCTTGCGGGCATGAGCCCCAATGAGGCCCTGCGCAATTTCATTGATCAGGGGTGGGGCAAGACTACGCTCTCGCGCCCTGAGGTCCTTGCCCTGGCCTTTGCCGAGGAGGTCGAGCGCATGCCGGATCGCGGGCGTGTCAGCTACACCCCACGGCGTGGCGAGACCATGTATTTCTATGCGGATGAGCTCCTCGGCCTCGATCACAAGATCACGCTCAGGGTGCCCGCGTTCAATCCCGAATTTGTGTTCTGTTTCGCCGATGGCGAGCTGATCTGCCAAGCCTTCCCTGAGCAAACCTTTGGCGTCCTAGATGGTGCTGGTGCTCATGAGGTCAACCGGCGTGGCAAGGCATTCCGCCGCCAGATCGCCGAAAAGCGCAAGCATGTGGCCCTCCTCAGCCTCACCGAGGAAACCGAGCGCCACATCGCCCACATGCCCGATGCTCCAGAGGCTCCAGTCGCCGCGATTGTGGACGCTGGGATCATCGACCGCATGGCCCGCATGCAAGGGGAAAGCCGCAAGGCGCTCTTGGATGAGGCTGAAAACAAGAAACCCAAAGGCCCAGTCGAGCAATGGAAAACAGGCCCCAATGAGGTCCTGGCTGGGTTCCAATTTGCAGAGGATGAGGAATGAGCGATTTCATAAAAACAGCCCAGGCCGAGCAAGCGTTTGAGATGTGTCAAACCGTGCTCAAGGCTCGGCCATATAGCAAGATCGGCCAGATCACCGGCGATCCAGGCACCGGCAAATCCACCCTGACCAACTGGCTCGCGGATGAGTTTGAAGGGGTGCGGGTCGAGTGCTGGATGGACATGGGTGACAAGGCCCTCCTGGAGGAGATCGCAATGGGCTTGAACGCTCGGGGCGCAAGCCTCGATGTGAGCGGCACCGCGCCCACCTTGTTCCGCAAAATCAAGGGCGAGTGCGCTGGCAAGCTGATCATCATCGATGAGGCCAATCAGCTCAAATGGGCCACCCTCGAAAAGCTGCGTGGCCTGTCTGACATCGGCGGCGCGGGTCTGATCCTGGCGGGCACTGACATCCTGGCTAAGCGCCTGATCGAGGCGCGGGTGCGGGTATATCTTGCCCAGCTTCGCCAGCGGATCGGGGCCAAAAAGGTGCTGATGAAACCCATCACCGATGATGCCGAGCTCGCTGCATATGTGATCGCGCCACGCTTTGGCCAGGTCACCAAAGGCACCGCCAAGCGGTTCCGCATCCTGACCCAGGGCCAGTGGCGTTCAGCGCTTGAGCTGGCCGATGCATGCGAGCGCCTGATGGCCAATGAGGGCATCACCAAGATCGATGAGCGCGTGGTCGAGACCGCCGCTGCGTGGATGGCGGGGAGGAGCTGATGGGACGCCATGCCGATGAATTTGAGCGTGATACCCAGGCGCTCCAGGATCGCATCCAAGCGCGGATCGACCGGCTCAAAGAGGGTGGGAAGGTCACCCCCCTCAAGCTCCCCGATGCTGATCTCGCCTGGGCGCTGCAATACGCCGAGGAGGATGCCCAGTTTAGCGCCGAGTTCAATGGTGAGGATGGCTACACCACCGCCGATGCCCGCCGCCTTGAAACCGTATTGCGCCGCCTGGCGCGCGAGGCTGGCTATGCGCTCCCCGAAACCGCCCAAACCGCTGGAGGCTCTCATGATTAAGAGTGCAATCGCCAAACGCGCCAAGGCGCTGATCGAGAGCCGCAAGCCTGACTTTGTGATCGGGCCGAGTGCTGAGGAGCCTTACATGCTGCGGTGGTGGTGGATACCCCGCAATCGGTTCCTCAATGTCTATGTGCATGTGATCATGCGCGATGATGATGATCGCGCTTTGCATGATCATCCCTGGCCATCGCTTTCGCTGATGGTCGAGGGCCAGATCGATGAGGCCTATCGCGCCCGCAACGGGGATCACATCGTGCGCCGCTTGTCTGAGGGTGAGTGGGTCTGGCGCGGGGCCAAGTTCCTGCACCGCCTCATGCTCCCAGGCGCACCAGCGATCACCGTATTCATCACCGGCCCGCGCATCCGAGAGTGGGGCTTTGCATGCCCCCAAGGCTGGGTCCATTGGCGCGATTTTGTCGCCAAGGACAACGCCGGATCGATTGGCCGAGGATGTGGGGAGGTCTGACCTCCCAATCCCAAAACCAAACCGCAACCCAACGTCTAGCCAAAGGAAAGACAATGCAAAACGATGAAATCCCAAAGGGTTACATGAAGAACGCCGAGGGCGCTCTGATGCCCATCAACAAGGTGAAGCCCGCCCATATCCAAGAGGATAAGACGGTGCGCCGCCTGATCGATCAGGCCAAGGCCGTGAGCGCCCAGCTTACCAAGTTCAAGGCCGATGCGATGGGCGATGCCCAGGCATTCCGCGCCATGATCGCCGAGCAATACGGTGCCACCAAAGGCGGTGCCAAGGGCAACATGACCCTGCGCTCCTATGACGGTGAGATGATGGTCCAGGTCCAAGTCTCTGAGACCATCGATTTCGGTGTCGAGCTGCAAGCGGCCAAAGAGCTGATCGATGAGTGCATCGGTAAGTGGTCCAAGGGCTCCAATAACAACATCAAGGTGCTGGTGAATGACGCTTTCCGCGTCAACAAAGAGCGCAACATCGACACGGGCCGAGTGCTCGGCCTTCGCCGCCTGGAGATCGATGATCCGATCTGGGCCAAGGCGATGGATGCGATCTCTGATGCCGTTCGGGTGACCGGATCGCGCAGCTACATCCGCTTCTATGAAACCGATCTTGAGGGTGGCCGCAAGGCGATCCCTCTGGACCTGGCATCGGTCTAACCGAGCCACAACCCAACGGCCAAAACGGCCACAACACAAGGTAAGAAACCATGACAAAAGCAGACCTTTTGAAAGCCATCTCAGCCGATGCCGGTGAAACCGCTGCAACCGTTGATGCGGTCCTGACATCCCTGGCCAACGTCACGTCCAAGGCGCTCGGCGAGGGTGAGGATGTGACCATCCCAGGCTTGCTCAAGCTCGACACCAAAGAGCGCGCCGCTCGCAAGGGGCGCAACCCCAAGACTGGTGAGGAGATCGACATCGCCGCCAAGACGGTTGTTTCGGTGAAGGTCCTCAAGGGCCTGGCTGATCACGTCGCCTAACCAGTCGCCACCGCGCCGCCCTCCCTCGGCGCGGTGGCACCATCGAGGAGAAAGCAATGGCAGAGATCGAGATCAGAACAACCGGCGAGCTAATCGTCAATTTGGAGGTGGTGGGCCAGATCACATGGGCCAAGCCCCTGATCGAAAGTGAAATCGCGGGCATCTATGATGATCACGGTTTTGGCTATGATGAGTGGGGCGATCCGCTGAATTGCACGCCATGCGATGAAAAGGATGATGCCCTTTCTGAGCTGGATGCCGCAATCAATGACAAGTTGGCGAAACTCCTCAAGCGGGTGCGCAAAGAGGCGCTTGGCGATGGCGTCCTGATATCCAGCCTGGATGAGATCGATGTCTTGATTGCTGAGCTGGAGTTTTCAGCATGACCCCGCAACACGTCACTATCACTGAGATCGCCCAGGTCTCAGGCCTCACCCGCAAGCATGTGCGCCGCATGGCCTATCGCGCCACCCTGGGCCGCTCCTGGTGCGGTGCTGACATGCGCCTGACCTTTCCAGAGGATGGCGATGTGCTGGTCGAGTTCCACTCACTCCCAGAGCACATCCGAGAGGCGTTTGTGATGCTGGACCAACGAGAGCTCCCGCTCCCCCCCCCCCTGGAACGAATTAAATTGGAATGCCGCGCCGCCGCCCGCGATCCATTGAATTGAGGACTTGATATGAGCAACCCAAAGACATCCCCACAGCGCCGCAATAGCGACCTGGCCATGATCCACATCGGAGCCAAGCGGCTCTTTGGTGATGTCGCAAAAGGGGGCGATGGCCGCGAGGCCTATGAGGACTGGCTGGAGCGCCACACCGGCAAACGCTCGGCGGGCAAGCTGACCACCGGCCAGCGCATCGATCTGATCAAGATGATGCGCAAGGATGGCCTGATCCCTGATCGATCCATTGGCGGCAAAGGCCCCACGGCCAATGGCGAGGAGCGCCCCACATCATCCCAGTGGGCCAAGATCGCAGCGCTTGGCCGTGCAATGGGCTGGGCGCAAGGTCTGGAGGATGAGCGCTTGCGGTCCTTTGTGAAGCGCACCGCCAAGGTGAGCTCCACCAAGTTCCTGAGCCGCACCCAGGCTAGCAAGGTGATCATGGGCCTGGAGGTCTGGGTGGCTGAGCGCCAGGACACCAATGAGGGGGGCGGCAATGCAGTGTCCTAAATGCGGTGGCCGCGCTTACGTCTATGCGACCAAGCCAGCCGGAACCCTCAAGCAACGCTATCGCCAATGCCGCATATGCGGCCATCGCTTCTCCACCTGGGAGGAGATCGAGGATCGCGAATTGCGCGGATATGAGAGCTCAAAAAAGGCACCCGCGCCCGATCTCTTTGAAACCGCTGACACCTCGAAAGCCAGCTAAAAAGGGGGCGAGAGGCAAGGGCCGTGTAGCGGCACCCGCTGCACAATCCTTGGCGGGGATCGGGCACAATGGCGCGCCCGATGATGAGGCGCTCACCCTCGATGATCTGGCAATGCGCCTCTTTGAGGTGATTGGCCCGCGCGCTGATCTGGAGATCGAGCCCTTTGAATGTGGCGCGCCCTGGACCGCCCACGCGACCGAGGAGGAGCTCAAGCGCCTTGGCGCCCTCCAGGCCCGCATCATCCGCCGCGAGCAAGCGCTCAAAGAGCTCAAGGCCGAGCGCAAGCGGATCATGAATAGAAACATCCGGCGCATGCGCCGAGCTGATGGCAAAGAGTAGGAAACCCCATGAAACACCTCCCCAACGCGGTCAAAATAGCTGAGGCGCTCAAGCCTCTTGGCACCGGCCAACTGCCCCAAGAGATCATGAGCCTCAGCGAGGATGGCAACCTGATCGGCATTGTTGTCGAGGTCGTGGGCGTCGATTTCATACTGACCATGCAAGAGGTGCCGCACCAGAGAAAGCGGCCCACCGTTCAATAGCCCGCCATATCTCGGCCCGATCTGGCCGATCTGAGATTGGGCGGGCCTTCCAGAGCCTTCCACAGACTTCCAAACGAAAGGACAAACTATGACCAACCTTGAGCAACACCTGACACGGCAAATGGCATTCAGCCGCGCCACCTATGGCCCTGGAGAGCGCCGCAAAGGGGTGTGCGATCACATCCGCAAAGAGATCGAGAAAGAAATCCTCAAGGACGGGGTGGATGCCGCTGAGGCCGCGACCGAGTTTGTCGATCTGGTCCTCCTGTCCCTGGATGGCTTGTGGCGCGCGCTTGAGGCCTCAGGCGTTGAATGGGAGCGCATCCCATTTGTCGCCACGCAAATGATCGCCGCCAAGCAAGGCCGCAATGAGCAACGGGTCTGGCCTGACTGGCGCACAATGAGTGCCGATAAAGCCATCGAGCATGACCGCACGGTGCCAGAGGTGGCATCATGAGCCTGGCCGAGGATGCAATCAAAAGTGCCGCCACGCGCCGCCTGGCGCGCTCGGTGGTGATCAAGGATGCCGAGGCCTATGAGCGCCTCTATGGCGAGCTCCAGACGGGCATGACCAATGCCTGGTCTGATGCCATGCGCAAAGGCATAGCCGCCGCCCTGGACCGCCTCAGAGACCTTGGGCCTGGCAAGTTTACCCGCGAGGATGGTGACGCCATCATGCGCGTCCTGGAGGCCTCAGTGGGGCCTGAGGCGATTGCCGCCGCCATGCGCGAGCCGGTGATCAATCTGACCGATGCGCTATTCCGCACGGGCGCTGAGGAGGTGGGCCAAGCGGCGGGTGTCGCCATCGCCTTTGCCCGCCCTGATCTCGATGCCCTCGATGTGCTCAAGACCGGCAACCTCTATTGGGTTGGCAATAGCTGGAATATCCGCACCCAGAACACCATCGCCAAAATCCTTGAGGACTATTTCACCGAGGGCATGACCCGCGAGGGGCTGACCCAGCGTTTCGCTGAGGACTTTGCGGGCATGACCGATAGGAGCCGCGTCTATTGGGAGATGCTCGCCGATCACACCGCCACCAAGACCCGCGAGATCGGGCGGGTGTCTGGCTATGAGCGGACGGGCATCGAGCGTGTCCAGGTGCGCGCCCAGCTCGATGAGGGCACCACCGAGATATGCCGCCAGATGCATGGCCGGATCATCGAGGTGACCAAGATGCGCGCCCAGGCAACCGAGTATCTGGACGCCATGAGCAAGCGCGATGAGCCCCGCGCCAAAGCCGCTTGGGCCATGAATAGTGATGATGATGTGGACCTCAGCGAGATCGCCGATGAGGACCTCGACGCATCCATCGCTAGCCCGCCCTACCATTTTCGGTGTAGAACGATTACCGTGGCATTTTACGGATAAGGGGATTGAAGATGGGGTTATTGTCAAAGCTGTTTGGAAAGTGTGAAGAAACGCCAAGCGAGATGGCTCAGCGCCTAAATAGCGAGTTCCAGGAGCGCATTGCAAAAGAAGAACAAAGCCCAGTTTCAGAAAACGGTGAGCCCAACTCGATATGGTATATTTTGGAAGCCAATCGCCTCAGGGAATTGGGCCGCGATGAGCAGGCAGATGCTATCTTGGGGGAAGGTTTCGAGTTGTGTATGCAGCACGGCCAAGAGCAAGCTGCGCAACAGCTAAAGCGGAAAATTCGGGGATCTGATGCAGGGTAGGAAAGCCCTGATTTACAAGGCAAAAAGGGCGGGCTCTGATTTCAGGCCCGCCCTTTTCATTTGTCCGCCTTTTCATCCAGCTTGCGCTCGATCCGCTCCAGCGAGCGGGTGATCCGGCTCATGCTTTCCTCATGGTGCTCTTTCTGGAGCTCTTGCTTTGTCTCCAAGATTGCCACGCGCCCCTTGAGGTGGAACCATTGCGCCACCAGGCCAATCGCCATGCCGCCCCATGTAAGGATGTCTTTGAGGTTCACTTCCATCACGACACCCCCGCAATCAGCTTGCGCGCATGCCAGCGCAATGCACCAAGGCGCACGGCCCCGAACATAGCGCCGCGCCAGAGGCCAGGCATGCCCAAGACGCCAAGCGCCTCATAGAATACCTGATCACACCGCCGCCGCGTATAGAGGCGGCTTTCCAGCATCCAGTCATGCAACGCCGCCGCCTGGATGTAGTCTGGGTGCGCCATTGGCACCAGCATCCGAAAGGGCAACGGCACTGATGCGCCATCGAATTGGAACCCATCGGGCACCTCGATCACCTCATCGGGGTGCTCAAGGCTCCCCACGGCGTAGCGGAAACCCTCCATCACCTCCCAGCGTGGCCGCTGGAAGCCAGGGGGCAGAAAGCGCCAGAGCCCGTGCGCATTGCTGGGCACGGCCATGATCACTAGGCGATCCGTAAAACTCGACATCACACGCCCGCCCCGCTGATCTTGGATAGCTCAGCTCGCCGCTCGGCGCTCGCAATCGTGTGGAGGTCGCAAAGCTCGGTCGAGTAAAGGCCCGCCGCGCATGCTCGCGCCACAGTCTCATCGATCCGGTCCTGGTCCTCGATGGTTTCACCTTGCGCCCCTGGGAGCGCATCGCCGATCACGCGATCAACGCCCCCGACACTGGCCGGTTGCAAAGTCGAACACCCCGCCACCGTCAATGCAGCGCTCAAATACAGAGCTCGCTTGGTCAGCCGCATCTCCTGCCTCCTGATTTAGTTGATTGATTTCGGCCTCGACGCTCTCGCGGCCAAGCCCATAAATGCTGGCGGCAACGGCAAAGATCGCCATCGCCGCCAGCCCGATCAGAATGAGCCGCGCGCGCATCACGCGACCCCGCGCATGCAAAGCTCGGTCTCCTCGGTGCGCCGGTTGACCAGCCCGCGCACAACGCGCCCGCCAGCCTTGTTCCACCAGCCAAGCGCGGTGCATGCCCCCGCAATGCTGCCCTCATTCAAGCGCCGCACTGCGGTGCTCTTTGACGTGCCTGACACCCCCACGTTGTAGGCGAGGCTGGTGAATGCCACGTCACGCGGGATGGGGAGCCGGTTTGCGAGGGTTTGGGAGGTAAAGGCGGGCCGCAATCGGTCACGATATGAGATGATCTCGCGGGCGAGCATCTCATCGCACTCGGCCTTGGTGTAGCTGTCACCCAGCCGCACCCCCTTTGTCTCGCCATAGCAGACCGTAGGGACGCCCACGATGTCGAGATAGGCCTCCAAACGGAGGCCCTCCCAACGTCCAACAAAGGGCACCGCGATCTCCAGAAAGGCGGCATCGCTGGATGCGGTGGCCGCTGGCGCTGATGCCGGTGTCGCGATCTCGGCCGTCACGCTTGGCTCGCTGGTGCCGGTCACCGCATTGGTGAGGCTGGTGCCATGTTGCATGGCCAGCATCACCACCAAGCCAAGGGCCATAACCCCAACAATCCAGGGCGAGCGCATCTTGGTGCGATCAATGCCCTGATCCCAGAGCCGCCCGATGATGCCATAGATCAGGAGCGCCACACCCAGCACCCACCAGATGCGGGGATTGGTGTCGACCTCAAAGCCCCAAAAGATCACCTCAGGCAAGAGGAGGCAAAAGAGGCTGGCGTAAAAGGCCCACATGCTATGCGCAGTTTTGGCCACTGATTTCCAATTCGCGATGAGTTTCATCGGTCATTCCTTTCGAGGTTTGGGGCTTAGCCGGTTTGCAGATCGCTCAGGACAAAGGCCTGGAGCTGGAGGATGTGTTGCGACCACTCGCGCATGTTGGATGGCGCATTGGCGGTGAAGGCGTAGCGGCGCAAACGCCAAGCCAGGAAGTCGATCACCAGCTCGCCCGCATCGCGATCCGCGAGGGCCTCGATGCTCTCAGGATCGACCTGGCCATCCTCAGAGGTGATGCCCACCTTGCTCAAGAGGATTGCGGTGATCTTGGCCCCTTGATGCACGGCGCAATCAAACACGGCAACGGCCAGCTCAGGCGGCATGGTCTCGCATGCGAAAGCATCCCAAAGCTCACCGGCATTGGGTGCGGTGCGCCCGCTGGCGTGACCGCTCATCGAGAATTGCACGGCCTGATCAAGGACGGTGGAGATTGGTTGCACCTGGCTCTGGTCACCGCTTGTTTGCGCATTGCCAGCGCCTTGCGTCTCACCAGCCCCGGCTTGCGCCTGGGCATTGGTGTCGCCCTGGGTCGTGGTTTGGGTTTGCGCCTCAGCGGTGGCCGTGGTGGCCGGTTGCGTTGCGGCGTCAGTGGCTTTCGCCTTTGCCTCAGCGGCCTTTTTGGCGGCGGCTTTCTTCTGGGCTTGGGTCTGTGTTGCCATGTGAGTTTCTCCTCTGGCTGGGTTGAAGTTGAACGGGATCGCCTACCTTTGGCGCACCGCCAGACCACGGGCGCGCAATGCATCCGTGAGCTCATCGGCCACATCTTGGCCAAGCTCTGGAGCGAGAAAGTCGAGACCCTCGCGCTCCAGCTCATCCACCGCTCGCGCCAGCCAAGGGTTGCCCTTGCGGGCGGGTTGCTTGACCGATTTTGCGGGGTGTCTCCCGCCCTTCCAGGCGAGCGCTTTCTTGCGTTTTGGTTTGATGGTGAGTGCGGGCCTGCCATCGTGAACGGCGCGCGCATAGGGCGTGTTGGCCGCGAGGATCGCATCCTCGGTGCCCGATGGCTCGACCACATGCGCCTTGCGCAAATCGCCTTTGTCAAAGGGGACATTGCCTTGACGTGTTGCGATCTCGCGCAGCTTTTCGGCCACCTGGAGGCTGATGCGCTGGAGGTTCATGAGAGCACCTCGATGCCCAGCCCGCCGCCGCCACCGCCTGGCTTTGCGCGCCCATCGGCGGCGAGTGCAACGGCCCAGAAAAGGTCACCATGCCCCTCATCATTGCGCTCGGCGTCATACTTGATCGAGGTGCCGCTGGTGATCTTTTGGATCGAGTGCATTTGCGCCAGGACATCGGGATCATTGGGCAACAGGAGGCGGCGCTCCTCGGCCAGCTTGAGCACGTTCAAGGCGAGCTTTGACTTGCGCTGAGCTGAGAACCAAACGCCCTCAAAGCGCTCAGGGCTGGCGGTGTGGAGCTCCTCGGCGAGCTGCATGCCAAGGCCCGTCTTGTCGATCTTCCAGCTCTCAATATCGAAACGCCCATCAACCTCATGGATGGTGGCTTTCTGCGCATCGAATTTCATGCCCTTGTGCATTTCATGGTGCATGAGGGCGAAGCGATCTTTCCACTTTTTCCCATCGACCTCCTGGCCCACCAGGGCGATGGCCGTGCGGTCATTGATCCGGCCCACATCGACACCACCGCGCAAGCGGCCAAAGCGATGCGGCAAGATGCGCTCCTCGGTAAGCGAGTGGAGGAGCTCCCAGGACAAGAGCGCAGAGCCATTCTCGGCCCACTGGCACTCATAGAACATCGCCCAGCTCTCGCTATCAAAGAGCATGCGCAGCTCATCGAGACCTCCAGGCAAGGGCATGCCTTGGCTGATCGCGTCCTCGATGGTGATGGTTTTGCGCGACCAATGGCCGTGCTTGTTTTTGTGATTGGTGGCGATCTCCCAGAACAAAGACCCAGGCAAGAACGGCGTGGAAAACACCGTGACGCGGCCACCCATTGCGGTGATCGATGGGATCACCGCCGCCCAAAGCATCCGCTGATTGCGCACCCAGGCAAACTCATCGAGCCAAACATCGCCAGGCCAACCCTGGGCGGTGCGGAAGTTGGTGGACATGGCCACGATCTCGGTGCCCATGATCTTGAGTTTGTTGGCCTTGTCCTCATCGATCAGGACCTCCAGGCGCGTGGCGTGGTGGCGCACATAGGCGAGGATGATCTGGGCCTGGCGCTCGGATGCTGAGACCACAATTTGAGGGCGTCCAGCCATCGCGCCGAGGAGCACGGCCAACCCGACAACGTAGGAGAAACCGATCTGACGCGCCTTGAGGATGATGCGGAACCGCCCCTCATCCTGGAGAAACTCGGTTTGATACTCATAGAGCCCATATTCGGGATCAAGGACGCGGGCCAAAGCCTCGGCTGAGACCGCATTGGAAACCGTTGGTCGAGGCTTGGGCTTGGGTTGCGATTTCTTCACCCGATCCAATGACTTGGTGAGCATGGCAAGGCGTTGCGCCTGGGCGTTGCTGGGGTTCTTGATGCGGCTGAGCCGGTGAATTTGAGCCTCGATCCCGTCCGATGTCTCGCGGCGCTTGCGCAAGTCGCTGCCCCAATCGCCTTTAGAGGCCCAGGCGCGCACCGTGCGCTCAGAGCACCCGATCACCGCCGCGATCTCGCTGGTGCTGTCACCGGCCAGGTATCGAGCTAAAGCATCCTCTTTTTGAGCCTCGGTGAATTTGGGTGGGCGTCCTGGGCGCTTGGATGTGGCTGAGAGCCGCTGAGAGCCGCCAGAATGCGTCAAGTCTTTCTTTTTTGGGTGAGTGGTGCCGAGAGGTGGACAATGACCCTCAGTGGCGCTCTCTGTGGCTCTTTTGGAAACGGGTTGCTTTGCCATTGCCGCTCACACCCCTCAGGACCGCGCCAGGAGGGCCACAAGGGCCTCCATTGACCCAGAGGGTGCCGAGCGCTCAATGGGCGCTCCTGGGGCCGCTGAGCCGCTCTGAGCGGAATTGGCCAAAGCGGGCATGAGCACACGCGCCTCCTCGGCGGTGATGATCCCTGCACTCACCAGCCCTGGCAGGTCCTTGGCGTCGTCGCCTGGTGGGGTCAGATCGAGCGGGCGGAATGCGATCTCGCCCGCGCCAAGCGCTGCCTCGGCATTGCCTGGCTTGAGGCCCAGCTCTTTGAGGAGCGGGCGGAGCTGGTCCAGCATGCGCCGCCGCTTGGGCTTGAGGGTCAGGTGCTCAAAGGTGAAAAGCTGGCCGCTGACCTCGCCACCGCCACCGAGCTGGCCAGCGGTCATGATGCCCAGGACGCGCGGCGGGGTGCCATGCGCCACGGGGATGCGATCTCGCGCGGCATCGATCAGCTTGAGGAAATCACCATCCTTGACCTCAGCGGTGAGGCGCTTGATGTCGATCTCGCCCTCCTCGCCAGTGGTCATGACCAGTGTGCGGTGGGCGTTGTCGAGCCCCTGGTGCTCATTGCGGAAAAAGTCTTGGATCGCCTTTTTCTGGGCGGCGGATGGTGTCAAACCTTTGAACGTGATCGCATACTCTGGGATCGCGTTATTCTTGAAAAACGAGGCATTGTAGCGGGTCGCGGCCAGCGCCAGCTCCAGCATGCCCTCAGCGCCGATCCATGTGGGCAAGGCATAGCGCCGCCCCATTGGGCATGGCTCGCGCAAGTGGACAATCTCGCGGGCGGTGAATGTCACCTTGCGGGTGTCGCCATTGGGTTTGCCGATGCGCTGGAGGTAACCATCGCGAAAGCGGCTCATTGTGATCGCGGGCAAGCGCCGCAAGCCGATGATGCGCTCGCCATCGCTGGACCGGATCACCTGGAGGAAAGCGTTGCCATAGGTGCCGAGGTCGAGATCGAGCAACATGAAAAGCTCAGTCGCGCCGGTATCGCAAAGCTCCTCGATGCGCTCAGCCTCACCCAGGAGGCCGCCACCGAATGCGCCCTCGGCCTTCACATGGATGGCTCGGCTATGCTCGGCGCTGGCGCGGTAAAGCGCTGAGAGATTGCGCACCGGGATCGGCCAAAGAAACTCACCATCCAAGCCGACCTCGGCCCGTGACGTGAGCAAGCCATCGATCTCGGATTTATGCACCGAGATGGTGACCGCCTCAACGGTGGATTGGGGCTCTGTTTCGGAGCCTGCGGGTGGGGTTTCGTCTTTGCTCATGAGCAAAGAGATACCGCGCAAAATTGGGTGGCAATATCCCCCTAAGCCTTTGAAAGTTTGGTTATAAACCAGAACCCATCCACCTATCTGGCACGGCATTAACTGATCGGGCAAGAGTGATTTCAGGAATTTTTTGAAACGCTGAGGAGGCAAGCCATTGGCTAAACTCACAGACCTATCGGTTAGCTTTTTGTCCCTGGTCAAAACACCGGCCACGGGCAAGGGTCTGACCCTGAAAGCCGCCGATGGTGAGCGCCCCGCCGGCTTCGATCTGGTGGTCAAGAATGACGACATGATGCGCGCCTATGGCGTGGTCTATGCGCCTGACCAAGAGGACGCGCACGGCGACACCGCCGATGCTGACACCATCCGCAAAGCTCAAGCCGAGTTCATGCGCGAGGGTCGCCTCAAGAACATCGACACCGAGCACTCATTCACCAGCGAGATGGCCTATGTGGCCGAGAGCTGGCTGGTGCGCAAAGGTGATCCGCTTTTCCCCAATGAGCCAGAGGGCTCTTGGGCCGTAGGCATCCAGATCGGCGATCCCGACCTCTGGAAGCAACTGAAATCCGGCGAGCTGACTGGCATCTCATTGGCTGGGATCGCTCGCATGGAGCCTGGGCCGGATGATCCTGCCCACCCTCGGTACACCGAGAAAGACGCTGAGATCGGCCTGATCGCACGTCTCATTAAAGCGCTGACCGGCGCGCCCCACCAAGAACCTGTCGAGGAGACTGACATGACCAAAGATGAGGTCCAAGCGCTGGTGGCCGAAACGCTGAAAAGCGTTCTGCCCGATGCGCTCAAGGACGCAAGCCAACCGGCTGGCGATCCTGCCCCCAAGGCCGATGCGGCTGAGCTGGAAAAGGCCAAAGAGCTTTTGAAGGCAAACGGCATCGATGTGCCTGACCCTGCCCCCAAAGCGGATGAGGATGATCTGGATACCAAGATCGCCAAGGCCGTGGAGAAAGCCGTTGGCACCACCAAGGGCACCGAAAAGAGCATCGACCAAAAGATCGATGATGCGGTGACCAAGGCGCTGGCCAAGGGCGTGACCGAAACTGACCCCACTGCGGGCGCGACCGAGGAGAGCTTCGCATGAGCCTGATCACCATCAACGGCCAACAGATCGACGATATTGTCGCGGTTTCCAAGGGCATGATCGATGCCGAGGACCTGCGCAATGGCGGCGAGCTGAAACCCCAGGCCGCATCCCGCCTGATCTCGATGCTGTTTCAGGACACGTTCCTGACCAAGATCACAACCGAGCGCATGACACGTCTGACCAAGGATGTGGATGTGCTGGACATCATGCGCCGCCAACTGGTGCGCGTTCCTCAGGGCACCGATCCTGATGCGGGCCAATTCGGCGATGCTGCTGAGTTCGGTTGCAAGCTGACCGCCCTCGATGTGCAGCTCTTTCCGACCCTGACCTTGGATTTCCTGCGCGAAAACAAGGACAACCCCAACTTGCTCAAAGAGATCGAGACGGGTTTCAACACTCGCCTGACCACCGATCTGGTCGATCTGGGTTTCAACGGCATTGCCGATGATGCGGCGGGCGCTGATCGCGCGGCCAAGTTCATCCGGCTTAACAAGGGCTGGCTCCAGATCATGCGCGATGCGGCCAACACGCCCAAGATCGACATCGATCCCGCGACTGATGGCTGGATCGCGTCCCTGCGCACCATCATGGATGCGTCTGATACGCGGTTCCGCAGCTCCTCGGTGTTCCTCATGAATGAGGCCGATGCCGATGAGTATGCGCGCGAGCTCAATGCGCCGATCACCGGATCGGCGATGAATGCCGATAGCCCGGTGCGCCGCTTTGAAGGCAAGCCCATCGAGGCCCACCCTGACATGCCGCGCGGCTCGGTGGCGTTCACGCCGCTGAAAAACCTGGTCTATGGCGTGAGCACTGATGTGCGCCGTGATCGCTCCTATCACTCGCGCAAGCGGGTCCTCGAATACACCTTCGATATGGCGGTGGATTATGAGGTGGCGGTCAAGCAAGCCGCTGTCCTGGGCGAGTAAGCCATGCCTGAGGTCGCAACCGTCACACCGGCTGAGATCAGAGCCTTTGCCAACCTCCCAAGCGAGGTGCCAGAGGCTCTCCTCACCACGCACATCGAGATCGCCGAGCGCGCTCTCGCAAGTGCCGCCGGTGTGGCGGTTGCGCCTGAGGGCCTGGAGCAAGAATGGATCGAGGCGCTCACCGTGCGCGCCTTGGCCAGCGTCTTTCCCTGGCTCAACACCTTCGCGCTCGATGGCGCGGCCAAGGTGGGGCGTCTGGAGGGATCGGTCGAATACCGTTTCCTCGATGCCGATGAGGTCGATGCGAAAGTCAAAGGATTGATGAGCCGTTTCGAGGAGCTGGTGGCCAAGGTCACCCCCGCCGATCCGGCTGACGAAACACAAGGCCAAGCCAGCGCTGATACCGCCTGGCTCGGCGCAATCTGAGGACCATTTATGCGCCTGCGCACCCGCCTTTCTGAGGAGCTCAAAGCCCGCTTGATCGCCACCTTGCCTGAGGCAGTGGAAACGGTCTGGGATCACGTTGCCGTTGTGGTGATGGTCGAGCAACTCAAATTCACCTCAGCCGGTGGGCTGGAGGGTGACTGGGAGCGCCGCACCCAATTTGAGGGCGTTGTGCGCGCCGAGCTGCGCGCCGATGCCATCGATAGCCTGGAGGTCGAGCCGCTGATCACCAACCTGGTGGCCGATCCCGTTTTTCTGAATTTTGAGCCTGAGCCTGAGCCTGAGGTCGATCAGATCAGCGAAAAGGCCCGCATCGTGCTGGCCGAGTGGCGTGACACCATCCGCGATCAGGATGTGGCCAGCGCCTTGCGCTTCACCGTCACCGGCACCATCGCGGCCTATCATGGCCCAGCGATCCGCCCTGAGCTTCTGGTGGGGCAAGCCCCTGACATCGGCCCAGGCAATGAGGATGCCTATGTGGCATCGATTGGCGGTGACGCATGAGCGATTTTGACACCACCGAGAATGACCGCCGCCTCGCCAATATCGCTCAGATGGGTGTGGTCGAGGAGGTCAAGTATTCCAACCCACCCAAGGCGCGGGTGCGCGTGGGCGAGCTTCTCACTGGCTGGCTACGCATGGGTGTGCGCCGCGCTGGCGATGCGCATGAGAGCTGGGCCTATAGCGTGGGCGAGGAGGTCCTGGTGATCTCGACATCCGGCAACATGGCCCAGGGCGTCATTGTGTGCAGCTTGGCCAATGGTGCCAATGTGGCCCAGGCGGCGGCTGGCAAGTTCAAAACAACCTACCCAAGCGGCGAGATCGTCGAGATCGCTGGAGGTGTGGTGACCATCACCGCGCCTGGCAATGTGATCGTGAATGGCGATGTGATCGCCAACGGGATCAGCCTGATCAATCACGTTCACGGCGGCATCTTGCCTGGCCCAGCCGATACGGGGAAACCCAAATGAGTGTGATTGGCCTTAACGCAAACAACGGGCGCGCCATCGATGGCTTGGATCACTTGCGCCAATCGGTGCGCGACATCCTGATCACGCCCCTGGGATCGCGGGTCATGCGCCGTGACTATGGGTCTGGGCTTTTTGAGCTCATCGATGCCAACCTGACACCGCTCACCCTGGCGCTGATCTATGCCGCCACTGTCGATGCCCTGCGTAAGTGGGAGCCGCGCTTGCGTGTCACCCGCGTCCAGGCCGAGGCCTTGCCTGAGGAGCTGGAGGGTGGGCGCATCTCGATCACCGTTGATGGCCAATATTTGCCCAGTGGCGAGGAAATCCGGCTCGATGGGGTGGTGCTATGAGTTTCACGGCCATCAATCTTGACCGCTTGCCCGCGCCTCAGATCATCGAGCAACCTGATTTTGAGACCATCTTTGCCGCCCGCAAAGCCCGCCTGATCGAGCTTGCGCCGCACCTTGCGCCAGCCCTGGAGCTGGAGAGCGAGCCGCTGGTGCAAGCGCTCCAGGAGGATAGCTATCGCGAGCTCCTGTTGCGCGCTGCAATCCAGGACGCGGGCAAAGGGAGCCTCTTGGCGTTTGCCAGCGGTGCGATGCTTGAGCACCTTGCCGCCCTCTATGGCGTTGCGCGCCAAGTGGTCCAGGAGGCCGATGATACGGTGAGCCCGCCTGTGGAGGAAATCCTTGAGGATGATGATCGCTTGCGCCGCCGCGTCCAGCTTGCGCCTGAGGGCTTCACAACCGCTGGCTCTGAGGGTTCCTACATCTTTTGGGCGCTTTCGGCCTCGGCTGAGGTCAAGGATGTGGCGATCTCAAGCCCATCGCCCAAGCACGTCACAATCGCCGTGCTCTCGCGTGAGGGTGATGGCACTCCAGGCCAAGAGCTCCTCGATCAAGTGGATGCTGAGACGCAACCGCGCCGCCCGCTCACCGATCTAGTGGAGGTCGAGCCCGCCGATGTGGTCACCTATGAGCTGCATGCGGTTTTGACCCTCTTTCATGGACCGGATGCTGAGGTGGTGCGCGCCGCCGCTGAAACGGCCTTGCGCGCCTATGTGGGTGAGCACCACCAGCTTGGCCACGACATCACAATCGCGGGCTTGCATGCTGCGCTCTGGCAATCGGGCGTCCAAAACATCGATCTTGGCGCATTCACCGATGATCTGATCGTGGCACCCAATCAAGCGGCGCATTGCTCCAATCTCACCGTGACCGTGGGGGGGCGTGATGTCTGATTTCAAGCACCTCTTGCCCCCAAGCGCCACGCCTTCGGCCCGTGCGGTCGAGGTGGTCATGGCTGAGCGCATCCAGGGGCTCGATGAGCCGATTGGCAAGCTCTGGAATGTTGACACATGCCCTGAGGCGCTCTTGCCTTGGCTGGCGTGGTCATTCTCGGTCGAGGTCTGGGATCACGCATGGCCTGTTGAAACCAAGCGTGCCGTGATCCGCAAGTCGATCCTGGTGCATCGCTGGAAAGGCACCCGCCGCTCAGTCGAGGAAGCGCTGGAGGCGATTGGCTTTGAGGCTGACATCCGCGAGTGGTTTGAGGTTGATGGTGTCGAGCTTGCCCGCGCGCCTGGCACCTTCGAGGTCACCACGATTTTCCCTGAGGACGCCGATCTGGGTGGCGATGGTTTAGCGCGCTCGGTTGACGCTGCAAAGCGCGTGATCAATGCGACCAAGCCGGTCTCGGCTCACTATGGGTTCCATATCGGCCAAAAGATCAAGGGTGCCAAGCGCCTGGGGGCAAGCGCCTTTGGCCGCATGGTGGACACCCGCACACCCCGTGTCGAGGCGAGTGCAGAGGCAACGCGCCAACCGCGCGCCGCACTAATCGGACACATCCGCACATCCGCAACATCCGTGGCTATCGGCATGCGCCGCCGCCCCGCTGTCGCAATTTTTGGCAAACTGGAGGCCGTCTAAATGCTCTTGACCATCACCCAGGTAGGCCACGCGAAAGAACAAGAGGCCCTTGCCTCTGGCGCGCCCCTGCCCAAACTCGAAAAGCTCCTGATCGGCGCTGGCCCAATTCAGGCCGAGCCGCATCTCGCCACCGCCGTGACCGCTTGGCATGAGGCCCCGATCCTCACCGTCGAGCAACTCAGCCAAGGGGCGCTCAAGCTCACTGCTGAGGTGGGGGCTGATGTCGAGGGGCACATCCGCGAGATCGGCCTCGCAATGGAGGATGGCACCCTCTATGCCTATGCGCCCTACCAGGCCGAGGCGGGCGGGCTTTTCAAGGCCACCGGCTTTGCCTTCAGCTTTTACGTGATCATTAGCCGCGAGGATGTCGATCAGCTCGATGTCAACTATGCGCCCCTCGATGTGGACGCCCTCGCGCAACAGATCGCCGATGAGGCTAACGCCCGCATCAATGCCGCAATCGATGTGAGCATGGTTGAAATTGCCCGCAATATCAGCGGCCTAAACCGTGTCGCCTACACCCAACAAGATCAACTTAACACTCTGGAGGCCAGCCAATGACCACTGAACCCACAACCGCTGAATTTCTGGCAGAGCTGCGCCAGGATCGCACCCTTGCCGTCGAGGTGCTGCGCAAGCTGCCCATGCTGGTGAACACCACCGGCCTGGTGCAATTCGATCTCGACACACCCGTGTCGATCCCATCGGTGCAGATGCTCCAGGAGGAGCTCACCGCTGGCAACATCGGCACCCGCATGGGTGATCTGGAGGCGCTTTCGCGCGGGATGATCCAAGAGCTGGATCGCGTGAGCTCCACGCTCGATCTGGACCGCTCCAATCCCTACTGGTCGCCTTTGGACCTCAAGGATGGCGAGGATAGCGATCTGACGGATGCGCTATTCCGCGCCCAGGTCGAGGATGGTTTGCGCCTTCCTTTTGATGGCTTCTCGGTCAAACAGATTGACCGCAAGTTTGACAATGATGCGGCGCGCATCGGTGATTGGCTTCTGCCAAACCACAATGAGACCGTGGACAATCGCACCAACAACCTGGTGCCAAGCTACAACATCCGCGTGAACGTGGCCCAATATCCGGCGATTGCGGGATATGGTTATCGGTGGAACCCATACGCCTACTACCGTTATTACTACGGTTATTATTACGCCTGGTGGCGCTACCGTTTCTATGGCCGCTACTATTACCTCAACAGCTATTATGCGGCTGGCGGGAATGAGAGCGGCTCTATGACCGCCCAGACATTCCAGGTGGATGAGGCCAAGGTGCTGACCGGCATCAACATCATGTTGACTGGCGATAGCGCCGCCAACCGCACCGCTGCCAATGCTCGCGTGATCCTGACCGAGGCGAGCTATGGCCGTCCTGACATGGATAAGGTGATCGCGCGTGGCACGTTCCGCGACAACGCCGCCTATCAATACACGGGCACCACGACGGTGCAAACGGCTAATGTTGACCTTGATCGCCCAGTGCTTTTGAAGGCCGATAAATCCTATTCGTTTATCGTGGTGGCCGATGCGTCGTTCTACGTCAACAACACGGCCAACGTCGATGATACGGGCGGCATGTTCTACACCCAAGACGGTGCGGCATGGGAGCAGGACATCGCCAAAGACATGGCCTATGAGCTGCGCCTGGCTGATTTTGGCGCTGGCTCTGCCACCATCGAGATCGAGGCAATGGAGCTTTCGGGCGGCATCGCGTCGATGAAGCAAGACCTCTTGGCCGAGATGCCAGAGGGCGGCTCGGTGCGCACCGAGATGGAAGTCAACGGCCAGTGGTTGCCCATCGAGGACATGGACACCATCACCAGCCTGCCACCTTACACGCCCATGCGCATTGTGCTGACCGGCACCCCCAATGCCATGCCGCTGATCGACGCCACCAAGTCAACGGTCACGGGTTTCCGGCCCGCCACGGCGCTGCATTACTACTCCAAAGAGCGCACCCCCGCTCAGGAGTTGCGCGTCACCTATGAGCTGGTGGGTTACAACGAGGAGTGGCACACCTTTGACCCTGGCCTGGACGTGGGCGGCACCCGTCACACGCCCGATCTGATCGAGTTCCAGGACAGTGCCGATGGCAATGTGCGCTCGATCTCGGCGGTCTATGAGCTGCCCAGCTCAGCGGCCTATCGCCACGACATCATCGCCTCCACCCAAACGGCGGCCAAGGTGTTCGACATCTCATCTGTTATTGAAATCAACGCTTAAAGGAGGCGGGAAACATGCAGACCACCAAACTCCAGGCCGATGCCATCATTGGCGGCAAGCGCTACCCCGCTGGGGCAGACGTGACCGCCAAGCCTGAGGCCATTGCCCTTGGCATCCAGCGCGCGGTCAAAGCTGACATCCGCGCCCAGATCGAGGCCCGCGCCGGTGATGCGCTCTCGCTCCTGGGCACTCAGGCGGATGTGCTGGGCATCGTGCTGATGCACACCCTGGCCGATGTGATCGCCACATCGGAAAACCCTGGCAATGAAGCGCAACGCCGCCGCCTTGAGATCATGCAAGCCCTCGCGGGTGAGGCTGATCTGGGTGCGTTGGCGCAAGCGGCCTTGGCCAAGGTTACCAGCGGCGAGGCAATCCTCACTGCATCTCTCAAGGGGCTGGAGGGTGTCATTGATGAGACACTCGCCCGCTCCACCGAAACCGCGCAAGTGCTGATCCAGGCATCGGGCGCACAACCCACTGGCAATGAGGAGACCACCAATGCCTGAGCAATTCCTCCACGGCGTCGAGGTTGTCGAGATCGACACCGGCACACGCCCAATTCGCACCGTCCGTTCCTCGGTCATTGGCCTGGTGGGCACTGCCCCCGACGCCGATGCCGACAAGTGGCCGCTGAATACGCCCGTTCTTGTGGCGGGCAAGCGGTCTGATGCCGCTGGCTTGGGGGCCGCTGGCACCCTGGCACCGGCAATCGATGACATCTTTGACCAGGCGGGCGCGGTCGTTGTCGTGATCCGCGTGGCCGAGGGCGCTGATGAGGCTGAGACGCTGAGCAACATCATTGGCGGCACCGATGATGTGACTGGCGCACCAGAGGGCCTCCAGGTACTCCTCGCCGCTGAGAGCGTGGTCAAAGTGGCCCCGCGCCTTATCGTGGTGCCTGAGTTCTCCCAGGAGCAAGCGGTGGTCTCTGAGCTGGTCTCGATTGCCACCAAGCTGCGCGCCATCATCATCGCCGATGGCCCCAATTCAACCGATGCGGATGCCATCACCTACCGTGAAAACTTCGGCTCTGATCGCATCTATCTCATCGATCCTTGGGTCAAGGTCTGGGACACCGAGACCAGCACCGAGATTGTGCGCCCAGCATCCGCCCGCGTGGCTGGTGTGATCGCCAAGTCCGATGCCGAGCGTGGTTTCTGGCACTCCCCATCCAATCGCTTGATCGATGGGATCACCGGCACCGCCCGTGCCATCGACTTCACCCTGGGTGACGCCACATCGCGGGCCAACATTCTCAATGAGAATGAGGTCACCACCATCATCCAGCGTGATGGCTACCGTCTTTGGGGCAATCGCGGGCTTTCCGCTGATCCAAAGTGGGCAATGATCAAGCGCCGCCGCGTGGCTGACATGATCAATGAGAGCATCATGCAAGCCCATTTCTGGGCGGTGGATCGCAATGCGGATCGCACCTATTTCGAGGACGTGATCGAGGGCGTGAACGCCTACGGGCGGCGTATGATCACCGTGGGTGCCTTGGTGGGGTTCAAGTGCTGGGCCGATCCCGATCTCAACACGCCTGAGGCGCTTGAGGCTGGTAAGGTCTACTTTGACTATGACTGGGTGGAGACGCCCACCGCCGAGCACATCACTTTCCGTTCCATGATCAACAATGGCTACCTTTCCGAGGTCCTGCCAACGGCCTAAGGAGGGCTTATTCCAATGCGTGATCTTCTGAAATTCATGAATGCCTTTGTCGATGGTTACGGCTTTGCCGGTGTAGCCTCGGCGGTGGAGGTGCCCAAGATCGAGGTCGCAACCCGCGATTTCTCGGCGGCGGGCATGGCTGGCCCTATCGAGGTGCGCATGGCGCGCCTTGCCAATGCGTTGATGTGCAAAATGACCTTCGAGGGCTTTGACCCGCATCTCTATGAGACGCTGGACATCACCGAGGGCTCGCTCATCCCCTTCACCTGCAAGGGCTCGACCGAGGACGGTGATGGGGCAACTCATGCGCACTCGGTCACGATGCGCGGTTTCGTCAAGGTGCTCGATGAGGGCGAGTGGAAAGACGGTGAAAACGTCCCGCTCAAGCTGGACCTGAGCTTGCGTTACTACAAGCGAGAGCGTGATGGCATCGAGCTCTTTGAAATTGATCAGGAAAACATGATTTTCCGCGTCAAGGGCAAGGACCTTTTGGCCGAGCACCGCGCCAATATTGGCCGCTGAGGGGAGGTAACACATGGCACATACTGAAACCTATGAGCTCCAATACCCCTTCACCCACAAGGGTGAGGAGGTCACCGAGCTGACCATCCGCCGCCCCAAGATGCGTGACCTCAAGAAATTCGAGGGGATCAAGGACAAGATGAAAAAGAGCTTCACCATGCTCTCTGATCTTGCCGAGATCGGCCCCGATACCGTGGAGGAGCTGGACCCTGTTGATTTCAACGCGGCCTCGGTGATGATCGCGGGTTTTTTGGGCGTATCGGAGGAGGAAATCCAAAAGATTTCAGGGCAATTTCCCTCTTCATGAGCCGACATTTCCACTGGCAACCATCCGAGATTGATGCGTTGCCAGTGGATGAGCTCCTCGATGCTTTCGAGGATGCCAAAGACTACCTGAGAATTGAGGCGGAGGCGCGAAACTCATGACCCCTACAAGTGTTGGCGTTGATGTCCTTGTGAGCCTGGCAGACAGGCTCACAGCCCCGCTCAGGAATGCCGAGGATACCGTGGCCAAAGCCAGCGAGCGCATGCAAAAGCGCCTGGCGTTGTCCATGAAATTGGCGGGCGGTGGTGCCGCCGCCGCTGGTATCGCCTACGGTGCGCAACGCCTGGTGACGGGCTTCACCGATAGCATCCGCGAGGTCGAGCGCGCCAAGGGCGAGCTGGCCACCTTGGGTGTGCGCGACCTTGATGCCGTGGTGCGCCGTGGCCAAGAGATGCAAATGCAGCTCGCGGGTGTCACGGCGGATGCTTTTGTGCGCGCCTCCTACGACATCAAATCGGGGATCAGTTCTCTCACCGATCAGGGTGTGGCTGATATGACCGCCTCGGCGATGCTGGTGGCCAAGGCTACCAAGGGCCAAGCCGAGCAAATGACCTCCCTTTTTGCGACCTCTTACGGGATCTTCAAAAAGCAGATGGAGGACCTCACTGACGCGGAGTTTGGGGAGCAATTTGGCGCGGCTCTTTCCGCCTCGGTGCAACAGTTCAAAACCGATGGCGCGGCGATGCAACAGGCCATCGAAAGCGCGGGTGCCGGTGCGGTCAATCTTGGCATGGATATGACCGAACAACTCACCCTCCTGGGCATGATGCAACAACAGATGCAGGCCGGTGAGGCTGGCACTGCCCTGCGCGCCTTTGCGACCAACGCGGCCAAGGCGCATGAGGCCTTTGGCAAGATGCAAGTGAGCGCGGATCGCCCCGTGCGGGTGCGCATCCTCGATGAGAATGGTGGATTGCGTGACATGCCTGACATCCTGGCCGATCTCCAGGCGCGCTATGGCGAAACGCTCGATGCCTTTGAGGCGGCTGAGATCAAAGAGGCCTTTGGCACCGATGAGGCGATGAAAATGATCAACGCTCTCTATGGCCAAGAGGCGGCGGTGCGCGCCAACGCTGATGCGCTTGATCACGCCGCCGAGCAAGGCTCTGAGTTCACATCCGTGATGGCCGCTGCCGCTGATAACAACTGGGATGCCACGATGGTGCTGATGTCCCAAAAGATGGACGTGATAACCCAAAAGATCGGGGAGCGCCTGTTACCCGTGGTGCAACGCCTGGTGCCCTATATCGATGCTTTCATCGCCACCGCGTTTGACTGGATCGATGCTAACCCGGAGTTGATCACGGGCATCGGCGCGGTGGTCGTGGGCCTGGGGGCATTGGCGGCGGTGATCGCACCCATCCTAATCGGCGCGGGTGCGCTGGTGAGCGGGTGGGCCATGATGAGCTTTGGGGCCACCAAGCTGGTGCTCAGCCTGGCGGGCATGGCCAAGTGGGTTCTGGGTGCTGGCAAAGGCCTCTTGTGGCTTGGTCGCACCGTGCTCCCCTTGGTGGGCAAGGCGGTGCTCTTTTTGGGCCGCGCCCTGATCGCGAACCCCATTGGCGCAATCATCATGGCCATCGCAACAGCGGCTTATCTTATCTATGAGTATTGGGAGCCGATTGCAGATTTCTTCACTGGGCTCTGGGATAAAATCGGCGGCGATGTGATGGCCGCTTGGGAGCTGATAAAGTCGGTTTTCCTAAACTACACGCCCGCTGGATTGATCTACACCCATTGGGAGGGGATCACGGGTTTTTTTGGGCGGCTCTGGGATCGCATCAAAGGCGGTGTGAGCGCGGGCTGGGACCTGATCAAATCCACGTTCCGTAACTATCATCCGGTGGGCTTGATCCTTTCGAATTGGGATAGCATCGCAGAGACCTTTGCGGGCTACTGGGAGAGCATCAAGACGGGCGTTTCCATTGGCTGGGAGGCCATCAAGACCCTCTTTCTCGACTATCACCCGCTTGGCTTGATTATCTCTAACTGGAGCACCATCGCCGACACTTTCGCGAGCTACTGGAGCTCGATCAAGGACGGGATCGCAACGGGCTGGGAGGCCATAAAAACCAAGCTCGGAGAGTTCGGCCCCGCTGGCCTGATCGAGGCAACCTGGGCGGGCGTGGTCGATTGGTTTGGATCGCTTTGGGATCGGGTCAAGGCCAAGTTCACTGACATCACCTGGGCCGATGTGCTCCCCGATTGGGATTGGGGTTTTATTAGCGATTTTGACCTCACAGACGTGATCAAATGGCCTGAGCCGCCCGATTGGTGGAAACGCCTGATGGGCCAGGAGGTTGTTGATGTGGCCCCGCCCAAAGCCTCAGAGGGCGCGGGCTTCGAGGCCTTGCCATACCATCAACAAGATGCGGCGCGGGTTGTCGAGAATGTTGCGGCGGCTGGGCCGTTGCCCACGCCCGCTCACATCGAGGAGCTGGAGCTGGGCATTGCCGACATCAACGCCCAGATCGCCGAGGCGCAAGCAGGCATCGCCAATCTTGGCGAGGGTCCAATGACCGCCGCGATGGCTATGCCCTATCAAGACCAAATCCGCGCACTCACTGCCGATCTGGAGGTGGCCGAGGCTGAGCTGAAGGATGCGCGCGCCAGGTCCGATGAGCTCGGCCAGGCGCTCCAGGTTCTCTCTGAGACCGAGGCCACACCAGAGATCAACACCGCCTCTGTGGATGCGGCCTTGGCCAAGGTGGCGCGGCTCTCGGCATCATTGCGCAATCTGCCAAGCGGTGCGCCTGTCGCAAGCTCCAGCGGCTCCCCCGTTCAAGCGCGCGCCAAGGGGGGTGGCTTTAGGCCTGGCTGGCTTCTAACGGGCGAGGATGGCCCAGAGCTGGAGTATCGCACCGAGGGCGGTTTCATCGCCCACAACCGTGCCCTGCGCAACATGCTCGACATGGCCACTCGCACCCGTGACTTGGTGGGCGGCATTGGCCTTGACGGCTTGGCAGGCGCACCCATGCCCGCGATGGCAACGGTGGCGGCGGCGGGCGGATCGGCCATGCAGCGCGGCCCGATCACCTTCTCGCCTCAATATAATATGCCTTTGGCTTTTGAGGGTGGTGTCGATCTTGATGAGGTGCGGGCAACTGTGCGCGCCGAGCTGAGCGATGCCGAGGATCGCGCGCGTGTCGAATTGAGAGGGCTCTTGCATGACTAAGGTGATGATGATGCTTGGCGCTTACCCGTTTATGCTGGACACCGCCGCCTATCAACAGCTCAAACGGGTTTCGACCTATCGCTGGAAACAGCAAGACCGGATCGGGCGCAAGCCTGGCCAGCAATTCGTAGGGCCTGGTGCTGATCAGATCACCCTTTCAGGTGAAATCCTGCCCCACTGGAAAGGCGGCTATGGCCAGCTCGATCTCATGCGCGCCCAGGCGGATCGCGGCAAGCCTCTGGTGCTCCTAGAGGGCTATGGCGGCTTTGTCCTGGGCGATTGGGTGATCCTCAAGATCGAGGAGACCAAGAGCGAGCTGGAGGCCGATGGCGCGCCTCGCGTGATCACCTTCTCGATCACGCTCAAGGAATATGGCGGCGATGAGGGGGGCTTTGGCGGCTTTGGCCTTGCTCTTGCGGCGCTTTCAACACTAGCGAGGCTGACATGATCTATCGCACCAAGGATGGCGATGTCCTGGATCAGGTATGCGCCAAGCACTACGGCGATGCCCCTTTTAGTGTCGAGGAGGTCCTAGCGGCCAACCCTGGGCTGGCGGCGCATGGGCCGGTCCTGAGCTCCGGCATCCTCATCGAGCTCCCAGCGGTCGAGGAGACCGCCCAAGAGAAACCCACAATCCGGCTCTGGGATTGATCGCATGACCCCTGATTTCAAAGTGATCGCAGCGGGCATCAACATCACCAGCCAGATCGAGGATCGCCTCCTCAGCCTGGTGGTGAGCGATCAGGCTGGCTTTAAATCTGACACGGTGGAGATCACCCTCGATGATCGCGACAACGCCATCGAGCTGCCCTTGCCTGGTGCGCCGCTCATTGTCTTCATGGGGTATAAAGAGACATTCCTTGCGCCTATGGGCGTGTTCACGGCGGATGAGGTAGTGGCCAAAGGCCCGCCAGATCGGGTGACAATTCGCGGCAAGGCTGTGAACCTGGGCGGATCGATCAAAGAGCAAAAGACCCGCAACTGGGATGATAAGACCATCGAGGATATCGTGGGCACCATCGCGGGCGAGCATGGCCTGGAGCCGAAGGTGGCCGAGGAGCTCAAGCCTTTTCTATATGAGCACCTCGATCAGACCGATGAGAGCGACATCAACTTTCTCACCAGGATCGCCAAGGATCATGACGCCATCGCCACCGTCAAAGGCGAGGCGCTCCTCTTTATAGGTAAAGGTGAGGGCAAGACCGCCAGCGGCCTCCAGATGATCCCACGCCCGATCACCAAGAGCGGTGAGCTGCGCTGGTCCATGACCCTGGCCAGCCGTGGCAACTTCAAGGCGGTGGCGGCTCACTGGCACAATGAGCAGAGCGGCCAGAAAGAGACCGTGACCGCTGGCGAGGGCTCGCCGGTCAAGCGCTTGCGCCACGTTCACTCCACCAAGGCCGAGGCTGAGAAAGCCGCCAAGGCCAAGCTCGATGAGTTTAAGCGCGGGGATGATACCCTCAGCATCACGATGCCAGGCGACCCAACGGTCGCGGCTGAGGGTCAGATCATCGCCCTGGGTTTTAGGATCGGGGTGAGTGGTCTATGGTCTGTGACAAGCGCCCGCCACCAGATCAGCGGCGGGGGCTTCACCACCTCAATCGAGACGGAAAAGCCCAAAGAATGA